AAACTGACCGTGATGTTACAATTATTGCTGATGGTGGAATTAGAAACTCAGGCGATATTGTCAAAGCTCTAGCGGCAGGGGCTGATGCAGTTATGTGCGGCTCACTTTTGTCAGGAACAACTGAAACTCCGGGTAATGTTTTTGAGGGAGCTGATGGATTTAAGTACAAAGCTTATCGTGGCATGGCTAGCAAAGAGGCGCAGATGAGTTGGAGAGGAAAATACTCGTCATTTGAGGGCGTGTCTTCTCAGGTGCCTTTCCGCGGAACTGTCACGAAAATCCTTGCAGACATTGAAAGGGGAGTAAGAAGCGGCTTTTCATATACCGGAGCACATAGCCTTAAGGAATTACAGTCTAAAGCTAAGTTTGTTCGTCAAACTAGTGCCGGCCTTGGTGAGAGTCGAACACACATTAATACGAGGAAGTGGTAATGATTGAGACAACTAATAACTACGGCAAGATTACCAAGAGAATCGTATTTAATGTAACCGATCATGAACATGCACAATTAATCATACGCTTAAGGCACAATTCCCTAACCCAATCAGAGTTCTTCAAAGCCATTATAGAAGCAGTAAACGCCAATGACGAGCACATGGTATCATTCATCTCAGATTATGCTAGCAAGAAGCAAAAGCTGAACAAAAATAGGATTAAAAAGAACAACAAGCTCTTAAAAATTGGCCAAGAAAAATTGGCAGATTTTAGCTTAAGCGAGGATGAGGTTGAGGATGTCTTTGATTTAATAGCAGAGGAGTTTCCGGAATTATGAGAGGTGATGGCTTAAGAGCTTGTGCGAAGCTCTGCATGGTTACAGATAAACAATGTGATAAAAAAGAATGCCGTCATTTCATTGATTATCCAGATGAACTCAACTGTGTCTTGATAACTGTTTTTAAAAATGGCAATCTAACACTGAGAGAGACCGCTGCAAGACTGGGTATCTCTTTTGCCCGTGTTAAACAAATTGAGAAGAAGGCACTTTTAAAGATGAGAAAGTCTGATTTGGCTGATTGAATAACATTTTGTGTCTTTTATCAATATTGACTACTATTTAAGATTGAGTTTATTTTTAAGGAGAATTTACAATGGCTCGTAAAACACTTTTAACCGAGGCTGAAATTCGCAGCTTCATGAAGCTTGCAAATTTGACACCCGTTGGTGATGCGAGACTACAAGAATGGAGTCCCCCCATTGAAGAAGAAGAGCTTCCCGATGAAGAAGAAGAGGAAGTTGCTCTCGATGATGCTGGTGGAGATTTAGACGCCGCCGGCGGAGATATGGAAATGGATGCCGAAATGGGCGCTGCTGACGACATGGATGTGGGCGCTGAGCCTGAGATGGACATGGGCGATGATTTAGACGCCGATATGGGCGACATGGCTGGCGGTGACAAAGAAGATCAATTCATGGACCTCGTACAGCAGCTTGCTGACTTAGTTGGAGTTGATGTTGAAATGGATGACGGCGAAGCCGTCGCAGATGCTGAGATGGAAATGGGTGATGATGTGGATTCCCTAGAAGGGGGTGATGACTTAGGTGATGAAGCCGCACTCGATGCCGAACTTGGTGGTGAAGAAGCGCCCGCCGGCGAAGAATTACCACCAGAGGAAGAGGAAGAAGAGCTTCCGGGTATGAGAAATTACCAAGAAGGTAGCACCGACGCTATTGTTAACGAAGTTGCGAAAAGAGTTTCTGCTCGTCTTCAACAGGAAAGTAAGAAACAAGAAATGGTTGATGCACTTGCCGAACGTATTTTTAATCGCTTAGCGAGCAAATAATGTTTGACAAACATCTTTCTGTTTGATATAATAACCATCTAACGATGGTTATTTTTTTGGAATTTATATGGGTTTAGAATATTACGCTCTACACTTACTAACATTTTTATTTGGGTATGTGACATGTCTTACTTTTTATTTTTTTAAGTCATCTAGAATATCTGTCCGCCTTCTTAAAGTCATGCATGTCGTCTCATTAGCGATATTGGTAAAATGCATTGAGGAATACAGTTATGCTGAATCTCAAAAATTAATTGCCTTGTTAAAATGCGGAGTTACCGAGCAAGATGAAGTTTATAAAAAAATTGTACGGGAACATGAACAAGACTTGGAACTATTTAAAGAGCGTAGTGTCGCAATAATTCTTGCTCTTCATCCTGATTATTTCAAGCCAATAATTGAGTTTGAAGACTGGGACACAGCCATGCAATATTTAAACGACAACAGGAATATCGCACAAACATTTTTATCATAAAGGAAATAACCAATGTTAGACAAAATTATTAAAAAATTACAAGAGGCACTTGCGGAACCACCAGCTTCAAAAGACAGGGTTATTCTTTTAGATCCTGATGCTCTCGGATCCGGCGGCGACCCAGAACTTAGAATTTTAGGTTTATTTTCCGACGTTGAGCAGGAAAAAATTGCTGAGATTTGTCAATCAATGCTTTATTTGAATGAGACAAACAAAAATCTCAAAAAAGACCAAGAGAAGCAGCCAATTGAATTTTACGTCTCAACATACGGTGGCAACGCAGACGACATGTTCGCACTGTATGACCTGATGAACACTATTAAAGAAACCACAGAGATTCACACTATTGGTCTTGGCAAAGTTATGTCCGCGGGAGTCCTAATACTCGCAGCGGGCACCCAAGGAAAGCGAAAGATTGGTAGGAATTGTCGTGTAATGATACACAATGTTGTGGCCGGTAATTTCGGCGCTTTGCCAAATCTGACAAATGAGCTGGAAGCAATTCAACAACTACAGGATGATTATGTTGCTGCTTTGGTTGAAAACTCTAAACTGTCAAAAAAGAAATTAACCAAAATGTTAAATGAAAAAGTCAATATTTATTTATCCGCAGAGGAAGCCGTTCAACACGGAATCGCTGATATTATTATATAAAAAACTTGACAAATTTGTAATAATAAACTATAATATGGTATAACTTGAGGTATTAATGAGCAGAGCATTTGATAACAAATCTTCATTGCAACAAAAAATTCTTAAAGGTGTCAATACATTAGCTGATAATGTTGCATCGACGCTGGGGCCCCGGGGCCGCAACGTGATTCTACAGGAAAATGGAAGACCGCCATTCATCACTAAAGATGGGGTGACTGTTGCACATTTTGTTTCACTAGAAGATCCTTTTGAAAACGCTGGATCTCAAATTATTAAACAGGCTGCTATTGAGACTAACAATACTGCAGGCGATGGAACAACCACTGCGACCGTACTAGCTCGTGCAATTTTAAATGAGTCACAAAAGTATATTGCTACTGGTGTTTCACCTATTGAATTAAAGAGAGGAATAGATGCAACTGTTAAAGAAATTACAAACAAACTTGAAGAAATGGCAACCCCTGTTGCTAGCGCGGAAGATATCGCTCACGTCGCTACTATTTCAGCCAACAACGATAGTACTATCGGAAATCTTGTTACTCTTGCTATTGATAGGGTGGGCGAAGATGGCTCTATAACAATTGAGGAGTCAAGATCTTTAGAGACATCCATTGATGTCACAGAGGGTTTTAGAATTGAGTCGGGCTACTGCGCATCAGCTTTTATTACAGATGAACGCCGAGCGACCATGAACTATGAAGAACCACTTATCTTCGTGACAGATTACAAGATTTCACAGGTTGAACCGATCCTCCCACTATTAGAAATGGTTGCGAGAGAAGGCCGGCCATTAATTATTGTAGCTGAAGATATTGAAGGTCAAGCTTTAGCAGCGATGATCATGAACGCTATGCGTGGTACCCTAAAGATTGCTGCTATTAAGGCACCGTATTATGGTGAAGAGCGCCGCTTTTTGTTGGATGACTTGGCAATATCTGTGGGGGCTACATTCATTACACGCGAAAGTGGTACTAAGCTAGCGGATGTTAAGTTGTCGGATTTGGGGATGGCGCGCGCTATTGAAAGCTCCAAGTATTCTACTACCATTGTAGGCGGTAAGTCAAACTTCACAGCCATCGATGAAAGGATTCAGGCGCTTAAGAAGCAAGTTAAAGATACCGAATCTATGGGCGAAGCAGAGATGTTACAGTCAAGAATCGTCAGGCTTTCATCTGGCGTAGCAATCATATCTGTCGGTGGCACAACCGAAGTTGAGATGATTGAAAGAAAGCACAGAATTGAAGATGCATTGGAGGCAGTGCGTTCAGCACAAGACAAGGGAATCGTGGGCGGCGGTGGAACTGCTTTGTTACGAGCTAGCAAAGATGTTGAAATTATGGTTTCGCATGAGGATCAAAATATTGGAAAGCTAATAATTATGGAAGCGTGCAAGGCTCCATTTAAGCAAATGGCTCTTAATGCTGGAGATTCTCCAGATGTGCTTACCAACTTAGTTATTGATTCTGAGGACGGAATGGGCTGGGATTTTAGGAATAATAAATTGACAAACATGGTTGACAGTGGTATTATAGATCCAGTAAAAGTTACAACAACTGCTTTGCAGAATGCTGCTAGCTGTGCCGGCACGCTTATAACAACAGGTTTTGCAATTATCCAGACGGAGGACAAATGATGCAACAAGGTGATTTAGTTCATATTCCACAGGGAACAGAACTGTGGATTGATACAGATAA